TGTTTCATGATGGCGCGCATTTTCTTTTTATCCAATTTTTCATTTTCAGGCACAACCGCAACCACATGACAAGATGGAAGACCTTCTACATGAAACCAGATATCTTGGGTCGAAGAAGCGTCAATTAAATCGAAATTATCTTGGGCGGAAGTGCCGATATTATAGGTAATTTCCATGGCGGATACAACAATTATTTCAGTTTTCATTTTACAATTGTGTTTTGTACATTTGCATTGTATTATGCAAACAAAATCAATTTTCTTTTAAAAAAATATTTATACAATATACGATGAGTGTACCCCAATTGTTTGCACTAACATGTGTAGAAATCGTCGGTGATTTTGGATTAAAAGAATATGCGAACAAAGGAGGATTGGCGTCGTTAGCAACAGGTATTTTAGGATACATTGGAGTAGTGATTCTCTTGATAATATCATTACAGGACTCATATATATTATTGGTAAATAATGGTTGGGACGGGATGAGTAGTTTAACGGAAAGTCTAGCGGCATATGTATTTTTAGGCGAAAGGTTTACTAATTATAACCAGTATATTGGTATACTTTTCATAATGGTCGGTATGTATTTGCTGAAAATACCGTGGAAGAAAAATAATCCATTTCATATACCGAAATTGTAAAATACAATTGGTAGTTACAAACAAAATATTATATAATGTTGTATATAATATTTCGATATTAATGTGGGTTTCATATAAACATTATAGAATCAAAATTCAGGCTCATGTTTTTTGAATAAACACCCCTGAGTCGATAAATTCGGAATAGAAATCATCAATTCCGGGTCTTGGACAGAACAATTCAATAACCATACTTTGATTATACAAAAGTTCTTCTTCGGAGAAATCGTAATACCGTTTACTAAATTGTGATATGCCTTGTTTTTAAACAAGGTTTCTCCACACATCGCATAAAATAGGGATTTCCAAACACTATATACTTGTTTGTTTAATACTTTAAAAGAAAAACAACCACCATTTCTATTGCTGGGGTCCTCCCACATTGGCGTAATACCATCACGCATTACAAATAACATACAATATTTTATTATTTGTTCTGATACATTTTCGTTTATAGCTATTAATTTTTCAAGACTGTCTATATTGTTCATTATTATTTTATAGCTTGCTAAATCCCAATTTTTGTCGTGTGGTAAATGGTAATATAAATTCCATTTACCAAGCAGGTTATGCTGATGTGTTTCCGGAATATTACAGGTTTCTTCACGAACATCCAAATTTTGATTTACAGATTCACTTTGTAAATCAAACGTATTCATTTGAATACTATATAATACTAAATATAAAATCTTTATGTCGTTTTACTTTTTTCTATTTTTTTATTTTTCATCATTTTCTTCTTTTGTAATGATTTTGTAATCATTCTTTTCTAATAAAACATGTTGTTTACTATTCAACGCAAATTGATTTACCTTATCGTCAATTACAGTGATAGTATAATCATTCGCATAAACATAGTATTGCGTTTGATATTGTAGATATCGTAATACAAATGCATTTGATAAAATTTCATTTCCAATTTGAAATAGGTCTTTGTTTAATGTGAAACTAATAGATTCTTTCATATCGGGATTTATATATTCTATACTCAAAAATTTGACATCGGATTTTTCAACAAAGCATTTGGCATGTTCTTTTTCAAATTTGTTTGTCACATTGCATAAAATATATGCCGGGGTTTTGAAAGTGTATAATGTATCAACATTCGGGTTTTCACTTGCATTTTCTTCCATAACCGCTTTGAATTTTTTCAACAAAACTTCATTCACTGAATTTTCGACGACTGAATATTCTTCATTGTTGTTTAGATTTGGTGTAAGTGTAAATACACTTATCCACAATGGAGAAAATGGTTCACTTTTAACACCATTTACTTTTTTATAAATTTCTATTGCAGTTTTATATGTAATATCAAGTGCCAATTTCATAGTAGGATTCTTTTGATATACATTCAATGCACCGTATTTCAATTCACTGTATTTTTTACTTACTATGAAAAATAGTTTAATGCCTATTTTTTCAGTATCTGTATCAAATAATGCTAAAACTTGATTTGCTGAATAATTTATTAATACAGACAAATATTCAAAAATTAAGATGTGCATAACATAAAAAAATTCTTCGATAAAACCAATCATATTAGTAAAAATTGTCGATGAAATAGATATTATATTTGATAAATGTAGTATTAAATTACTCATATAACACCCAATTATAGTTATTTTTATTAAAGAGTTGTATTTATGTTTGTTTAATAAATTATTTAATCTAATTTATTATTTTACAAATGATAGAAGAATATATACAAAATATGAGAATGTATAAATAAAATTATATAATAATAATAAAGATTCTCTTTTTATAGAATATGGCCAATATGGTAAAAATAAAATCACTAAATTAACAATGAATAATAAAACTAGTGAAACCAAATTTATTTTTCCGTATTTTTGAAAATCAACTAAAACAAATAATAATGATAAATGTATTATTGTACTTATAATTGCGATTACAATTCCTATATTTTTTTCAATATAACTATAATAACATTCTATTATGCCGATAATAGCTATACATACTGCATGATACAATATAAATTTACGAGTATTCGGTAAGTAATTATACAGCAAAAAAACAAACGGAATCAATAAATATGATAATTTGAAATTGAATTTCAATTTGAAAATTGTATTTTCGAATAATATCATATATATTATATTTATATCATTTTTATAAAAATATTATCATGAATATTACAAACACCATTACAATACCTGCAATATAGCAAGCCCATTTTTTATCATTATTATTTGGTTCACTAGAAATCATTGCACCTATAATATTGATATTATTTAATGTTGTGTAAAACATGTAAAAACTTCTTATTATAATGTATATGAAATATCAAAACGGATTGTTTATTTTTCATCGTGATTTTAGAATTACCGATAATATTGGATTATTAGAAGCAAGTTCTCAATGTAAACGCGTATATACATGTTTTGTATTTACACCAGAGCAAGTTGGTAAATCGAATCATTATCGTTCAGACAATGCAATTCAATTCATGATTGAAAGTTTAGAAGATTTGAGAAAATCAATCCAGTCTAAAAATGGAGAACTTATAATATTGAATGGCGAACATAAAAAATGTATTGCCAATGCAATAAATACACTAAATATTAATTGTGTATTTTTCAATAAAGATTATTCACCCTATGCAGTTCAACGAGACAATGAAATAATCGAATATTGCAATAGGCATCAAATCAATTGTATACCCCAGTCAGATTATTATTTATATGAACCCGGTACGGTATTAAATGGAAGTGGTGGTTATTACAAGAAATTCACTCCTTTTTATGAAGAAGCTCTCAAAATAGAAATAAAAAAACCAAATAAGAGAACAATTACAAATCTATCTAAAACTACGTTGGAAATAGACAACTCAATAACATTGCGCGATGCTTTTTCAAAATTCACCCACAACAATGATACTATTGCCGTAAATGGCGGTAGATATCGTGCTAAACAGATGTTGTCAAGGTCGTTGATAACGCAAGCAAAATATTCAAATGAACATGATTTTTTGTTTAATCCAACCAGTGGATTATCTGCACCAATCAAATTCGGCTGTATATCTGTACGCGAAGTATATGATGCATTCAAGCAAAAGTTTGGAAAAAATTCGGACATCATCCGGCAATTAATCTGGCGTGAATTTTATGCACATGTTCTCTATGGATATCCCGATGTTCTCGGTCAATCCTACCAACCTTCTTATCGCAAAATAAGATGGAGTACAAGTGAAAGGGATTTTCATGCATGGAAAAACGGCGAAACCGGATTTCCAGTAGTAGATGCATGTATGCGACAATTGAACGAAAGTGGATATATGCATAATCGGGGGCGAATGATAGTCGCCAATTTTTTGGTAAAAACATTGTTATTGGATTGGCGGTTGGGAGAACGCTATTTTGCGCAAAAATTAGTCGATTATGACCCCGCGTCAAACAACGGTAATTGGCAAGGTATATCTGGAACGGGGGTAGATATGAAACCCTATTTCAGAGATATGAATCCGTGGATACAATCAGCAAAATACGATAAAGATTGTGTGTACATCAAGAAATGGGTACCTGAATTGGCGAATGTAGAACCTCGCGATATTCATAAGTGGTATATCATGTGCAATGACACAAAATATCATAAAACGCGATATTATACTCCGATTGTTGATTATGATGAACAAAAAAAGAAAATGCTAGAATTGTACAAAAAGTATGTTTAGAAAAAGAAATAAACATAACAAGACATAGTAAAGTAAAACAGAAAGTATGTTCTCAAAATTTTTATTTATTTCTTTTTATTTATCGATTTTTTTATCGAGATTTGTCTGTATTCATGGTAATTTTCATGGGTCGCCATTCAAATTCAATAAGATTAAAAACAAAGAAATACGCCATAAAATCAAATATGAAATACCACAACAAGAACAAGATGTTCTCAACAAGATAGACGGATTTTATGGAATGATAGGACCCGATGTCAATATTACAACAATTACATCATTGTATGATTTGTTTACTGGGGACGGAAATATTCAAGGTGTATTTTTCAATGGTGGTAATTTGACATTTGTAAAACATTTTATTAAAACGGATAAAATCCGATTTGAAGAAAAATACGGTAAAATACCGAAAGATATATTTTCAACTATTTTTATGATGATTATGAATAAGATGAAATTATTTCCAAATATAATGGGGGTTGCAAATACCGCATTGTTGAATATAAACAAAAATGTATATGCACTTTTTGAGCGAGATTTACCATACTCAATTTGTATTCATTTTGAGAACAATACAATTGATATGGATAAAAAGATTGAATTAGATGACATTCTTTATGTTTCGGGTCATTCAAAATATGCTGTGGAAACAAAAACTATACATACAATAGAATATCACGTATCTAGATACCAGATAAATTATTACAGTTTATTTGACGATTTCAAAATAAAAAACAAAACAACCATAAAAACAAAATATTTGCCGATAGTCCATGATTTTGCATTGTTCAATTCAAGTATATTAATAACTGATTCACCATTTACAATCAATATGTCCGATTTCCAAAAAATACCAGTGAGTCTTGACCCAAATAAACGAACATTTATTCATGTTCTCAATACCAAAACTGAAAAAGTAGAAACATACAATAGTAGCGAAGGGTTTTACATATTTCATTATGCAGATGTAAGTGAATGTGAAGATTCGATTACAATATATTCGCCTATTTATGAAACTATGGATTTTACAAATTTGAATATTCATGGAAAATATAGAAAAATTGTAATAGATAAGAAGAGTCGGCGCATCTCGATTGAAAAAAATGCGGAATTCGATGATTATAATTTGGATTTTCCAATCAAATACAAAAACAAGGTTATATTACGAAATGTAGAGAACAATGCGATTAATGGATTTGTCATATGTGAAAATTTGAATATTACGAAAACGATTATGTTGAACAATCGGTTTGTTTGTGGAGAACCTGTGGTAATAGAAATTGAAGGAATACCGCATATTATTGCATTTTCATATGACAGCTTCTCAAAAGGACATTTATTGATAATCAATATGGAAAATTCGCATATCATAAATATTCCGTTGAATTGTTCTCTAAATATAGGATTTCATTCCATCTTTTTGGAAAAATGTTAGATATACATGCATTTTGTTTCGTTAGCATAATATGGCTGATATAATATTTTCATAGCATCTTTGGATAATGTGCAATTATGTTGTCTCATTGCTAAATTGATTTCACGAAAAGCAGACTTATGGAATGTAGTATAATCAAAATCATTCCACCATAAATCTTTTTTGAATTCTTTGTATGAGTCAACTATTCTAATGACTAAAAATTCATTAAACCGTGTTTTTTTCATAGGTGATTTCATTTTATATACACTGGACATTAAAACGCCGATTACAACCGTTATTATAATATTGATTTTATACATATTTAGTAAATAATAATATTGACTAAATATATAGTAAATGACTAAGTTACCACGTTGTCCAAATGGTACTGTTAGAAACAAAAAAACCGGAAATTGTGAGAAACATTCATCATCTTCGAAAGACAAACCATCTCCAAAAGATAAACCATCTCCAAAAGATAAATCTCGTTGTCCGAAAGGAACTCGTAAAAATAAAAAAACTGGAAATTGTGAAACAAATTTAGCAAATTTAGTAAATGTAGTAGTCCTGTCAAAAAAAAATTCTCCATTATCAACTAATGAAATTTTATCAAAATCGGATTTAAAAGACGAAAATCTGAGTGGTAAAAATCTAAAAGGAGTTAAAATTTCCAGTAAAAGTTTAACTGGTGTAAATTTAACAGGTGCAATTTTAACTAATGCAAAAATTGGTTCGGGTCAAAGAATAATAATAACCGATACAAATTTTACCAATGCAAATTTAACCAACGTAGTTTTCAATCATGGTGAAATTATTCGTGGAGATTTTACTGATGCAAACTTAACCAATGCCAATTTGTTTGATTTACGTTTCAAAAATACTAATTTTAAAGAAGCAAAATTTAAAAAAGTAAAAGCAGAAAATGTAGATTTTTGGAACTCAGATTTGACTGATACTACATTTAATAATGCTGATTTAACTCGCATAAGTTTTTATGATTCAAATTTAACAGGTGCTAACTTTAGTAAAGCAGAGTTATCCAATACAAGGTTTTCGGGTGCAAATTTAACTGATGCAATTTTCACCAATGCAGATTTAACTGGGGTGGAATTTATTCATATAACAAAAACAGGAGTTCGTACAAATTTAACCGGTGCAAATTTAACTGGTGCAGATTTAACAAATGCAGATTTATCTGGTGCAGATTTAACCGATGCAGATTTAACTGATGCAATTTTAACAAATACAAATTTCACTGGTGCAACTGGTAAATTTAATTATGACGGTAAAAAAATGACAGTAAGTGAACTACTTTCAATGTCTTTGTAATAGCTAGCTATTAATCTGTAATATATTTTGTATCTATACAAAATATACTATGATGTCTCTAAATATCCAATGAAATGGTGTTTTTATCGGAACGTTGTTTTCTACGAGTACGTTTTGGCATAGTAGCATTTTGGGCATCTCTCAATGAGGAAATACTAATCATACTATCATCTTCTTGGGTAGGGGCGGATTCATGAATATTGACAGTACGTGTTTTTAAACCAGCTAAAATATTATCAATATCGGTATTTTGTGGTCCACGCATTTCAGGTCGTGGTGGAGGTCTTGATTCTTCACGGTTTAAATCGCCAAATTGATTATTCATATCTACACCTTCTTCTCTAAACATAGTACCTCTTCCAGCACTAATATCAGGGCGGTTGGATGTGAATTGCATAGATGGACGCTGTGGTGCAGGCATAGATTTGGTTTCAACTGGCGCCGGTGGTGGTGGTCCACGTGGTCTGGTGGATTGTTCTTGCATTAAATTATTGGCAAATGCGAATCCAGGACTTTGTTGACTCATACTATCGACAGTTGCGTTGGTAAATGCTTTCATCAATTCGGGACTTTGACGAATAACATCATTGAACCCAGGGGTAGCACTAGAAAGAGCTTTGTTTGTGAAATTTACAACAGCCGCACTGAATCCAAGCCGCAACAATAATGAAAGCTCGGGTGCCATTTTACCACCCTTGTACTTTTCGTGTAATTCTGAAAAAATTTCTTCATAACTATCAATATCTTCGGATACTTGTTCGCCCCAACCGTCTAAATTTACATCGAAAGGATTGAATGCAGCGTTTGCATATTCAACTGAATTGACGAATGTCATAAACCACCAACCTTGTAATTTTATACTATCTTTTTTTCGCTTGTCTTCCATTGCAGTCTCATATTCATCTTCAACTTCTTCATATGCAGAATCATTATTGAAATGGGTAATATTTTTTATTAAACCTTTTTCATACCACTCTTCTAATTTTTTGATCATTGCGCGTTTCTTACGACGCTTTTCACGGTCAGTCATTCTTGCAGACCCCCCTGATTTATCCATAGGAATATCATTCACTTTTGAAAAACCGTCCCATGTTGAAGTTTTACCACCAATGCTTTCAGCAGTAGCTGAACCTAAATTAGAATCACTTTTTTCATTTGAATTTGATTTCCCAAAACCAAATAAATTATTTGCAAACCCGCTTAATGTTTTTGTTTCGCTTGATGGTGCGGATGCCGAAGATTTATCAGTTAATTCATTCAATTCATGTTCGATTCTATCTAATTCGCCTAAATCAATATTTATATTGGATGAAGATGATTTCTTTTTATCATTCATAAGCAATTCAATTCCGGTGCCAAAACTTACAGATGGAGTTGGAGGCATACTCGAAAAATCGTCATTGAAATTCAATGAAATTGGCTCTAAATCACTTAATCCGAGATTAATCTCTTCCATCTTATATTTATGATAATTATACACTATTTATTTTTAAGTTCTCCGCATAAGTAATTATATTTCTATTTTTCAAGTACCAAATTCCTTGTAAAAAAGAATCTGCTAAATCATCCTTCTTCGTTGTTTCTAAACAATGTCCCCATTGAGAAAATTGCATATTGGCATCAATAAATTGTTTGCAAAAAGTAATACCGTCTTTTTTATGTTGTTTGTATGCTGCCTTCGAATCATCATTCTCTAAAACGATTTTGTCTTTGAAATCTTTTAGTTTGTTGATAGATGAAATGAATTCTACAACAATATTTTGAGAACATTTCATAATAAAGTATTGTGCGCACATTCCTTGTATTGTTTTCATGCGATTTGCGATGGTTGATATTTGGTTCTCGATAATAACATGGGTAATATCCGCGATACCAGGTATTTCATCTAATAGTTTTTTCATATTTTTTCCAATACATACTAAATCAGTATCATTGGCGGTTTTGTTTTTTGGCGGTTTGATTATTTCCAGCGTTTTTTTATCAAAAAATGCCAACATTTTCTCTAAACACCCCTTTTTCGTAGTTGGAATCACAATTTGTTCAGGTGGAGTAAACGAAATCGTTCCTAAATTCTCTGGTGAAAATGCAGAATACTTATTTCCTAAATCTTTGAGCTCTTCTATTTTCATTTTTTTCAAGGAGGCTGGTGAACATTCTTTGTTTGGTAGTAAAAACCCACTTAATTTTGCATGTTTTTCGCAATAATGAAACTCATTCTTTTTAAATTTCGCCTTTTTTCCACATATATTTACTGTTTTGTCGGATTTCTTTTTGTTCACCAAACTACAATTACATCTAGCGACATCTGGTTTATCATCTAATAAATTGAGAACATTCCAGTTTTCGATAATAATGGGAGAACCTGGGTTCTCTATATTGAAAATACAATATGCTAAATTTTTGATACCGACATCAAAACTGATAATTTTCATCTTGTCAAATGCTGAAATAAATATATGCAAAATAATTGTTTATATTTATTTTCTAAGAAACCATTTATTTCTTTTGTGATGCAGAATTCATTAATAATTGTTCTTGTGTAATTGCCGGGGAAACCTTACGGGAATTTAATTGTTCTCTTGACAAGTATAAATTCTTTAAATCGCTGGTTTTATAACCAACTGGTTTTGAATCATCTAAAAATGATTTGAAAGAGAATGGACCACTTGATGAAGTTTCTTGTTTATCATCAAGTTTAATATATCCTACATCATTTGCGGATTCTCTGAAATTGGTTTTCATTATATTATTTGCATTTTGTGTCAAATATCTGCGGTATTGCCAGTTGGAACTGATTCCATTTTCATTAATTAATTGTTTATTAGCAAGAGATTCTGGTTGCCACGACGCAACCAATGCACGACCATCACTCATCAATGGAGGGAAATTATCATATTGATTGTTAGCATGATATCCAAGTGATGATTCAGGTACAGTTTCTTTGTTGGATGGATAAGCATTATTTAAATTTTCACCAAATAAAGAGAACATATTATATATATATCCTAAATATATAATATATTTATCTTGCCATTATAAATCAGTATTTTCTAATAATTGTAATAGTTCATTTTTTTTAAGTTTGCTTGGATTTGTAGTCAATCCCTTTGTAATAACAAGTTGTTTCAACTGTTGCGTATTCATATTTTTGTAAATATCTTTTGCTTTACTTTCTTCAACCGTTATTTCTGATTCGGTTGCATTGTCGAGTTCATTCAAAATTTTATGAACAATAACCGGGTCAGCATTGACGTCAATATCTCCAATTGGTTCTTCGTATAATGAATTTACTTCATTCATTGCTAAATCATCTGTTATTAAGTCATTTATTTCTTCAATATCTAGATTCGTCGATTCGATATTTACATTTACAATTTTAATTGGTGTCTCGTCTGGTTCAAGTGATACTGCTATTTTTTGTGTATTATCTACAAGAGTATCATATTCTTCGTCATCTTCGTCATCTTCGTCATCTTCGTCATCTTCGTCATCTTCGTCATCTTCGTCATCTTCGTCATCTTCGTCATCTTCGTCATCTTCAATAATAGTATGTTCAATTGGTTGCTCATCGAAGTTTTCGTCAAATGGGATATTGTTTGAAAATTGTTGTTGCATTAAATTAGAATGTTGCATTAATTCCATTTGTGATGGATTCATGTACAAAATAGTATTACGAACATTTGTCACTTCTTTAACAATGTTATTAATAATTTCGAACATTGTATCATTTTTGCTTTCTAATACAATAATTCGCTGTCTAAAATGATATACAAGTAAAGAAATCAATACAAAAGTTATTCCTAAACTTATAAAAAAGAAAGTTTCAATAAAATTAAAAATACTCATTTTAATATTCATTTATAATTTTTTAATTATAAATGAACGAAATATTCTACAAATATATATTATAATTGTATAGTAAATGAATTCTGTTCAAACAAATATGGATGCATTAAAGCCTACTTTTCCGGAAAGTAGTAGTAGTACATTATTTAGCAATAATAACATTATTATTATTGTATTAGTTGTATTATTAATTTTCTCCTTTTTAGGAATAAATATTCTTACAATATTGGGAAATATAATTCAAACAATTATTCAAATAATTGGACCTTTGGTATCTCAAATATTATCTATTTTTGGTTACACAACCGGAACAGTTTTGAACAAAACTGCCGACGTAGTATCTGATACTGCAAAGGCTGGTATTGATATTGCAGAAGGGTCTATACAATCAGTCGGAAATATACTACGCGATGCAAGTAATCCCAACGTAAATGATAAGACAAAATATAGTTTAGACAATGCATTAAATCAAGGAAAAGTTTCATTAGGAGAACCAGCCGCCGATACAAGTGAAAACCCTATTCAAAAACCAATCACCGCTGGCAAACAAACATGGTGTTTAGTTGGTGAATATCAAGGAAAAAGAGGATGCATTGAAGTAAATGAACATGACAGATGCCTATCTGGACAAGTATTTCCTTCCCAAAAAATGTGTCTAAATCCAACACTTAGTCAAAATAAATAGGTAAATTCTGTTTTACCAATTCAGCGACGCCATTTTCATGCCATTTTACTACAAGAGTAACAACTTCTACGCCAGAATCAAATGCAGTTTTCAAAGCATTTCTATATTCAGGGTCTACTACCGACGCTTGAAATCGATTCACATCATCACGTTGTATAACAAAGCATATTATACAACGTGTTTTAGACATTTCTTTTATTTTTTTCAATTCACAAATATGTTTCAATGCACGTGGACTAATCGTGTCTGTTATTTTTTTCCTATATCCATCAGGAAAATATGCTATTTTTGAATTCCAATCACGTCCGGTGAAATCGATTTTACCGCGTTCTTGTAATGGTAAATCTTCATAATCAGCCAATGGAACATTTTTGACTTCCATTATAAACGGGACTCCATTTTCATCAATTCCAGTAAAATCAAATCGCGAATCTATTTGATTTTCCACGTAAATAGTAGTTTCTCTTCTGTATGATTTAACGTTTTGTAGATTCAGTAACATATTTTTTTTCAAAGCATTTTCGACCAAGGTTTCTGCTATTTTTGGATTTATTCCAATAATAACTTTGTTTTCGTTTTTTGAAGTTCTTGTGTCATTTAGAATCGACAAATAAATACGATGACTGCATTTTTGTTTATTTTTTCCAGTTTTCGATTCTGGCGTAAGAGTCATTAAAACTTGTGCGCCCATGTCAGCTAATCCACAACATCCTAATGCAGCAGTATGTGCAATAATTTCTGTATTTGAATCACATAAAACAACATCTGCTACATAAGGCGATTTTATATGTTTTGAAGGACGTTTCATAACGTATCCTTTTACTAGATTTGGAATGTGTAATAAAACATTTGTCATCTTTTCTGGACTTTTCAATATTGTATTTAGTTTCCAAATAAGCAAATACAATATAGCTGTTATGAATGAAGTTATAATGATTATTATCATGTAGTTTATTTAAAAATGAAAAACATGAAAAATATATCAATTTTTTAGTTTTTTTACAATATACAAAAAATTGATGAATATTTTTACATTTTTACATTACTAACATATAATAGTAATAAACATGCCAAATATGTACGATTCAACTAATGATATTTTCACGTTTTTTGGTATCTTGATAGGATTGATTGCAGTAGCGCGTTGTTTGTATATATTCGTATATCCATTATTTTGTTATAATCCAAGGAAAATTTCAATAACAGAATCAAATGAACAACTAGATTCAATCGAATCTATCGAATCAGTTGAAAATACAAACAGCGTATTTGTCTCGGATATAACTGCACAAATAGAAAATAATATAGACATAAAAAATGTACCAATTGCAGATGCTGAATATATAGAAGAAGGACATGGAATACTCTATAACGTTCCAATTGCAACAATCGTATAAAAATATATATAATAAAAATAAACATACATATTTGTTTGTATGTTTTGTATATTTATTTAATTTATTTTAGTAAATGCAGAATAGTACAGATGAAAGTTTTTTTATATACTCTATTGCGTTAGAACCTGAACATATATTATTACATGCTTCATTAAAAACAGATGTAACAGAGGTTAAAACCGAATGTGAACAAATGTACGAAATGGCCAAATTACACAGACCAATCGCAATATTAGATATGATTTGTCATACAAAAGATTTGTCATTATTAGATTATTATGTAAAAAAATACATGTTACAATATGGCATTTTTTACGTTCGTGGTGGTTCATATTACGAGCCAACACTTCCTGATTATTTATCAAAATCGCTTGAACGTGAATTTAAAACATTGGAATGTTATAAAAAAAATTATAAGAACCCTATAATACCTACATATTCACCAGAATACATAGAACTAAATGAAGAATGTAGATACATACGAGAATTTGAAGATATTGATGGAAATATATCTTATATAACACGGGATGTACTAAAAGAATTTGAATGGATTTCTGATAAAATACATTTTTTCAGAAATGCAACATTAAATATCATTGATTATGAAATCAAGAATGGTGTTGTTTTTTATAAAAACCCCCAATACGATTCAGTTTCATATTTTGATTTTGATGAACATAATCAATCGATATATAATTCCATCATATACCATATTAAAAAAATCATTGAAACGTTTTTCATTATATACCAAGATAATCCATACAAAATGTATGAAAATGAAAATAAAAAAACAATCGTCGATTATGATGTAAAAGTATTATCCAATTATGATAGTAATCAAATAAATGAATTATTGAAAAACACAGAATTCTTCCTATATTCCATCATCAATCACTTAGAAGAATTAGAATTCAATTTGTCTACACTGATATAAAATATTTCTATAACCCGGTAAAAACAAAACCTATATTTGGTGATGTGGATTGAGCTACATTAATTGTACAATTATTTGCAATGTTCAAATTGTTTTGCGATAAATTGCAAGTTGCACCGTAGTTTGTAATTGTAAATGAAGGACCTGATGGTTGTGATACCGTAAATATCAATTTGATATCATACACCATATTGTTGACAGTACTCAATGTAAAATTATCAATTGTTATATTTCCAACATAAATAGATGCATTGAATTGTCCCATTTGTGAATTTTGAATATTTAAATTTAGATTTGTCAAACCTGAATATCTAACTGTTGGCGATAATACAAAATTATCATTGTAATATATATTGCATTTGATATCAGTAATAGAGAATGATATAGGCGATGAATATCCTGTACTGTTTATTGTACCCAAAACATAAATACCAACAGAGGTTTGGATATTAAATACATATGTAGGTTTATCTATATATTGACGAATTCCTAACAAAGTCAATAAATTTTCGTTGCTATTTTTGAATACTATATCATTGTACGGATTTGTGTTCCATTTTGCGTCATTATTTTCATCCAAAATAGAATATGAACGCACCACATTATAATTGTACAAAGGAATTGCAGGGTCCTCATATAAATACACCGTTGGACCAGGAATACCAGATGACGAGCTTGGTATTGGAATTGAATAATTTGATGAACAATCTATTACATTGTTATTAATAACAGCTTGTGCTATATCATATTGCGGGATCGTTCTTCGTTGATAATTACCTGTAATCAGTTGTTTCCATTTTTCTGATTTGGTAAAATTATTCGTTTTTGAATTTGAATTATTCGCAGAATATTTCAATATTTCGACTTTTCTTCGCATGTTCAATTGAAATTGTGTATATGTAGGATATGGCGAAATGGGGGTATATCGCGTCGGTGGCATGTTTAATAACTGCATTTTTCTACGTTGATTGAATATTCTTTCATTAGTAATACAGTTAGGGTCTGTCATTTTGTATTATATATTATACAATACAAAACAAAATAATTTACATTGTTCTATTTGGGGTATACCACATATTTGATATATAAGAGAAAGTAGGGTCTGATACATTATTTATGTTTGCAGAAATTTGACCAGGTTTCAAATTAGGTCCGCCTAATACTAAAGTATTAATTTCAAAAATATTGAGGGAATAATTGAAATACCTTAAATTAGATATTTTTCCAGTAAATCCACTATTTTGACATAATAGTATATCATTGTAGTTTTGTAATGGAACATTGGTAAATACTAAACGATTTGAAATAGTGCCGTTAACATAAACATCCATTATTTTATTTTCAACACGGAACGTCACATTAAACCATTTATTTAATGGAATATTTTTAACATCAACGTATGTATTTGGTACAAATGTATTCGCGTCAGGAGTTTCAGATACAACCGTATCCATAACTATCCTTAAATTGGCTTTTGTTGCAATATCTTTGTCTTTTACTAAATACATTCCTGGTCCATTGATATTGTAAATTCCATTTGCACTTTTTGTTGTGTCTCCTTTACTAAAAATATGATGGTATTTATCATCATTTGGTACAGATGAAATTAATACCCACACTGACCATGTTAATTCGATACCTTTTGTTTGATTATTTGATCTTTTAATAATAATTGAATTGGTATTTTTTGGGTCTTGTGATATAGTCCCCGATTCATTTCCATTAATAATGCCTTTTACTAAATATGGGTTATTACTTGGTTGTGTAAAATATCCAATTAACATCATACCCAAATTTAATATAAACATAAAAACAATGAGAACTAATATTAAAAATGCGAACTTAGCTATGATGCTATTGGATTCTAAAAATTCCGTGCTTGCATCCATTGCATTTTTAGATGAAAATTCATTGAGTGTATTACCTACGGTTTCTTTTACAGATGCTATATTATTTGAAACGGTTTCTAATCCTTGATTAAAATTTTGTTGTATATTAGCAGGGTTGAGTGTTTCCGGTAAATTTATGTTTTCAATTTGTCTTGCAATAGTTTGACTTGGTGCTTGAATATTATTCATATTTAATTATAATTATATATAATTATAACTAAATTAATTTTCTGAAATTAGATAATACTAAATTTTTGTTGTTCTACATTATCTTTTTTGAAACTAACGTCTACACCATAAGAACTAAACATCTTCTTCAAACTATTACCACCGTTACCGGACATGTAGTTTGACCAAGCAGTTTGCGGGTCAATTGGTGAAGTTGTTCTTTGAAATTTCGCTAAATGCGCTTTGAACGTTCCAACAAAAATATCCGAATCAGTAACAATGGGTTGATTTTGCAGTTGTTGTGATGTTACTAATTTCCCGTCAATATAACAATCGATTATTTTATTATCTACACTGATGACTACACATACCCATTTTTGAACGGCAAAATTATTTGTAACAGTGATTGTTTCAGTTGGTTGTGTTTGTGAAATATTTGTATAAAATTCACATTTCAAAGTAGGAGAACCTTGGTCTAAATAAAGTCTGATATCTGAATGTTCTGGGGTAGAACCTGATACTCCAACTCTGTTTCTATAAAAAATATCCTTTTTTTCATTTGAATCCCAAGTATCAACATATACCCATACGCTGTATGAATATCGTGTGGATGTAGAATTAGTTACATCTCCTTTTTTAGTAAATGCAGTAGCTGATGAAGTTTTCGAAAGGTCCACTATTGCTCCTAATGTAGATGTACTTGTTGTAAAATATTTATACAAAATATATATCAAAATTATAATAACAATCCCTAAAATTATTGCAACTGGACTCATTTTATTATTATAATTTATTGGTATATTTTATTATATAACGAAATATACAAATTTATATTCAACCAGAGAATATTCTATTCAACCGGTGGATTTTTCAACATATTTAAGTTATACAAATTGGCTATATCAGTATTTGTGAGAGGAACATTAAAATATTGTATATTGCAAATTGCACCATCTAGACCATTTTCATTTCCAACAATAATTTCATCTGCCGATGAATAAATTGGTAAATTATTGCTAAATTCAAGTGTTCTTTCTAATTTACCATTAATAAAAAGGTCCACCCTCGAATTATTATAATTAAAAACAAAATTATGCCATTTTTGGGTCGGCAATGATACCTTATAAATAGAATCGGCGGTATCAGAGAACTGGAATATGTAGTTATCACCGGTTTTGTCGATTACATACGATACATATGGTTTATAATTACGATTATTATTGGAATCAATATGTCCATATTTAAATATATTACTTTTATTAACATTTGAAATATTTGCATTTGAATGAGTATTTATAATTGTCCAAAATGAAATAGAATAATTTGTTCTATAATTCATTGTACTTGTGATTTGGTCTAGTGAATTTTTATTTTCTAGTAAACCTATTTTACTGGTTGCAATTAATTTTTCTTTGCTTAAAAATGTAGGGTTTTGTAATAATATAGTACTTTTTGTTTTTATAACCGTCGATACTATTTTTGGCAGAAAAATATACAATAATATTAATAAAATTTCGATTGTAAATAGTATATATACTGTATTTGGTGTAATATTAAATTGGTATTTAATATATTCTAATAAATCGATTAATAAACAAGGTATGAAAAATATGAGTTCTGCTATGAAACCATTAATTCCAGATAAATTATTTATATATTGCATGATCATTTTATAAAAAATTGCAAAACCGATTAATACAATAATTGGAATTAACAAATATTTTGAAAAAAATGAAATAACATTCATATATGCCTTATTCATAGACATCCATAGATATACACCTATAAGTGTAATTATACATAGTGCAAATAGACCGATGAATGCATACTCGGGTGATTTAGTTGATAAATTGTAAGCCATCAAAAGTAAAAAAGGGACAAATATAAGTAATGCATATTTATATGCACCGGTAGTAAGAGCACTTGCATCTGTATTTGCATAATAAATTACTACTGATATTAAAACGACAAAAATAAACATCGGGATAGTATTTTTCAAATCGTTTTGAAATATATCTTTGATATCAAAATCCTTTACATTTTCAAAAGTTCCACTGAATATATACTTGACTATTTCAAAAAATGGAGGCGTTGATAATACTAATAATATTCCAAACGTTAAAATAATCGGTAATGCTATGTTTATACTCATTTTATTCGTTGATAATAGTCCTACAAATGTAAATGTTATTACTGCTGATATGAACATAGTTACATATTTAATAAAATTTATTGTATTATTGTCAAAAACAATATTTTGAATGTTTATATAAAAATCAAATATAGATAATAGTCCAAATATTAAAATTATAGGTATTCCAATTTTGACATCTACTATTTTTTTAGGTAACGATACAAATATTATGAATAAAACAGTTAAAATTATAGGTATAATCGGCCTCAAATATGTTAATAATTCAACTATCTTGTTGATAAAATTTTTTTCCACTATATTCGCATTATCTTTTCCAATAATATAAGCTATGATTATTAATATACATGCCAAAATTGGAACAACAATAGCAGCTGTTAATTCCGTTTTGCTGAGCGGTTTTGCCATTTATAATATAGTTATATAATATAGAATAATATTTTGTTTTACGTTACACAATATTATTTACAAATTTTCAATGGCTGTTTTTTCTCCATGACAATCTCTACATAAAGCTTCTAAATTATCTACATGATTACTTCCACCATGTTCTAAACGGGTTTTGTGGTCAACTTCAAACCAAGCAGGTAATTGTTTTGTACATCTTCCACATCGCCAATTTTGTCGAGCAGCCACGAATTTCTTTTTCGTTTCACTTACAGAGCGTTTTGTAGTTTTACCACCAGAATTCATTACCTTTGATTCTTGATAATTGTTACGTGCCGGCATTTCCATAAATGGATGAGCATAGTCGTTATATTGGTCATTTGCAAATGTCTGTTTCGTAGTAAAATCTAAAATGGGAGATATAAATTTGGTAGCATTTCTATCAACTGGCATATATTTCAAATACTCATTTGATGTCATTAATATATTCTTTGCATGTAATGGGTTTTTTTTGATTAATATGTATAATACAAAACCTGCAAAAACGACCCCTGCCATTTGATAATATTTTTTCCACGATAATGCCATTTTCAAATATTTCCCATCAGTGTATATATTTGCAACAATAAACCCAGTAATTAATAATAATATTATTTCGATTCTCATATATATTTTATATATTAGGTCAAGAATTTTATCCGTAGCTACACTTGTCTATCGTTTCATTTATCTGTCATAATACACATACATCAGAAATAGACAGATTAATATAATAGCAAGGTGGATATAATGTTTGTTAATATGAAATTTTTCAGCTAAAGATATTTGTTTTGGTTTGTAGGCAGAATAATATTTATCATACGCTTCTTCAAATAATAATTGTTCTTTACCCAATATAGCATTTACTTTATTATGTATAAAAAACATCCAACGAATAAAAGAATCTCGATTATCTAAATATGGAGAAACTGGATATTTATCTAATAAGTTACTAAACTTATTACCAATTTCTGAATTTGGTATAAACAAAGGTAAATTTTGAATAAAATCATAATATTTTCGTTTCGTTACTTTATTTGGAGTTAATGGGTATGAATGTGCTATTGTGTGTAAAAAAAACCAATAATGGGGTCCCCAAACTTCTGGTTCAAATAACATATTCGGAAATGAAAACTATATAGAAACATTGGAATATAATCATAGAGAAACCACGAATAATGAATAATATAGATAATTATTGTAATAATTGCGGAAAATATGGCCACTTATATCATCAATGCAAAACGCCTATAACAAGCTTTGGTATAATAGTATTTCGTATAAAAGATGACATTCCGCAATATTTAATGATACGTAGGAAAGATACTTTAGGATATATCGATTTTATGAGAGGTAAATATTCAATTTATAACAAATACTATATAATGAATATGCTAATGCAAATGACGGTAGAAGAAAAAAATAAATTAATAGAAAATGATTTTGATAGTTTATGGTTAGAATTATGGGGAACAAGTTCTTCTGTTTTGAATCAATATAAATCTGAAGAAGTCAATTCAAAAGAAAAATTTAATTTATTAAAAGAAGGTGTATATTCAAAATTAGGATTTTACAATATGGCGCAATTAATCGACGAAAGTAAGAAATATGATTCTTGGAATGAACCTGAATGGGGATTTCCAAAAGGACGTCGTAATTATCAAGAAACTGATTATGAATGTGCATTAAGGGAATTTTCAGAAGAAACTGGATATCAATCGAAAAAATTAAAAAATGTTCATAATATATTACCATTTGAAGAGATATTTACTGGTTCTAATTATAAATCGTACAAGCACAAATATTATTTAATGTACATGCGATATGAAGATACAACTGTTAGTACAAATTATCAAACAGATGAAGTTAGTAAAATGGCATGGAAAGATTATGACGATTGTGTTTCATCAATGAGAACATATAATTTAGAAAAAATCAGATTAATTACAAATATACACACATCTATTCAAAAATACAAAATTTTTAATGGATAAATAGAATGTGATAGATAAATAGGGTATTTGTGCTGTATAAAATATATACTGTTATTTTAAGAGTATATATTATGAATTTAGATACAAAATCTAAAAAACAGAAAGAAAAAAGATGTCCAAATGGTACCAGAAAAAATAAAAAGACGGGTAATTGTGACCCAATACCGGTTAATTCTGATTCTCAAATAGAGCAACCTTCTACGTCGAATACTCAAAGTTTTTCAGTAAAACCATCGATTGATACCCCTTCGATAGAAACAAATGTTCCTACTGCAAAGGTAGTTGAAGAAACGGATATGCCTTCTGTGATAACAAATGTTGCTAGTGCAAAGGTACTTGAAGAAACAGCTATGCCTTCTGTGATAACAAATGTTCCTACTGCAAAGGTAGTTGAAGAAACGGATATGCCTTCTGTGATAACAAATGTTGCTAGTGCAAAGGTAGTTGATATACCTTCTGTGATAACAAATGTTGCTAGTGCAAAGGTAGTTGATATACCTTCTGTGATAACAAATGTTGCTAGTGCAAAAGGAAAATCGAATAAAGATAAAAGGTGTCCTAACGGAACCAGAAAAAATCCAAAAACAGGAATTTGTGAACCTATTAACCAAAGAGTTACTAAAAAATCACCACCAATAGAATTGCCAGAACGTCCAACAAAAACCCCTATTCAAAAATCATTGCCACCGAAATCTGTTATTGAAATTCAAAAACCAGTAGAGAACGAAAATATTGAAGAAACCCCCGAGCAAGCGGATACATTAATCAATATTGATTCGTCAATTAGTGGTATGAACAAAGATTCAAATAATTATTTATTGAAAAAAGAGAAACTGGAATATGATTATAATGCAAGTAATACAGATTATGATTTTTTATATCCAGAATTGAATGACCCAAATTTCAATATTAAAATTGCTAAACGTAAAGAATTCAATGACACTAAATATGATGGAACAATTCACGATATTAAAAAACAGGCAAACATTATGTGCAATGCAAAGTTCGAACTCATGCCTCATCAATTATTTGTGAAAAATTTCATGTCATTTCAAACGCCATATAACAGTTTATTATTGTTTAATGCATTGGGTAGTGGAAAAACATGCAGTGCAATTGGTATTGCAGAGGAAATGCGGTCATATATGAAACAAATAGGTATTAAACAACGTATTATGGTAGTCGCGTCTCCGAATGTACAATCCAACTTCCGTTTACAATTATTCGATGAACGTAAATTGGAATTGATTCGCAATTCAAATGTAGATACTGGGTTATGGAATATAGAATCATGTATAGGCAATGCTCTTATTAATGAAGTAAATCCAACTCAATTGAAAGGTTTACCGCGTGAAAAGGTAATTAGTCATATTAAAAGAATCATAAACAATTATTATTTATTCATGGGATATGGACAATTAGCGAACTATATTTCCAATTCTATTAAAAATGAAGGAGGAGAACTTACCGGCGAAGCACTCCGAAAAATGGAAATTAGAAAAATTAAAAAGATTTTCAACAATAGACTTATCATAATAGACGAAGTTCATAATATTCGTTTAGCAGACGATAATAATAGCGAAAAGAAGAAAACCGCGCTTCTTTTAATGAAAGTTGCTAAATATGCAGAAAATATGAGATTGTTATTGCTATCAGCAACTCCTATGTTCAATTCATATAAAGAAATTGTATGGCTAACTAACTTGATGAATATGAATGATAAACGTGCAACTATTGAAATGTCTGATATTTTTGATAAAGAAGGTAATTTCAAACAAAGTTCAACCGCAGAAGATGGGTCTATTATAGAAGGCGGAAGAGAACTTTTACAAAGAAAATTAACAGGGTATGTTTCATATGTTCGCGGTGAGAACCCATATTCGTTTCCATATCGTATTTATCCAAGTGATTTTGCAAAAGACCATACATTTTTAGAAAACACATATCCAAACAAACAAATGAATGATTCGGAAATAGACGCTCCATTAAAATACATTAATGTATATACAAATAAAATAGGAGACTATCAATCAAATGGATATAAATTTATTATTGACTATATGAAACAACGTTCTTATGATACTTACAATAAGTATGGCGAAATACGTGAAATGCCTTCATTTGAGAACATGGAATCATTTGGATACACGTTGTTACAGACACCATTAGAAGCATTGAATATTGTATATCCAAATACAAATATGGATAAAATGAAGGACATTACCGATGTAAATGCAGAGCAAGTTATATCAGATATTGTTGGTAAAAACGGTTTATCAAAAATAATGAATTCACTAGAAGAAACTCAACAATATCAAAAAATCAGGTACAATTTTGAATACAAACCAGATGTTCTCAAAACATACGGTCCAATTTTCAATAGAGAACATTTACACAAATATAGTGCTAAAATAGCAAATATATGTGATATTATTAGTAAATCAAAAGGTATTGTTCTCATATATTCACAATATATTGATGGAGGGGTTGTTCCATTAGCACTGGCATTAGAAGAGATGGGGTTTTCACGTTACAGTAGTGCTCAAAATACAAAGAATTTATTCAAAACTGCGAGAGCAGAGTCAATTGATGCAATTACAATGAAACCAAAATCGATGTTTAGTGGAGATGCATCTAACTTTAATCCTGCAAAATATGTTATGATAACTGGTGAAAAAGCTTTCTCTCCAAACAATGCTGCTGATATAAAATATGTTACAAATAATGATAATATAAATGGTGAAAAAGTAAAAGTAATATTGATTTCAAAGGCGGGAGCAGAAGGTTTAGATTTCAAATGTATTCGACAAGTACATGTATTAGAGCCATGGTATAATATGAATCGTATTGAACAAATTATCGGTAGAGGTGTTCGTAATTTAAGTCATTGTAGATTACCATTTGAAGAACGTAACGTAGAAATATATCTACATGGTACAATACTTGACACCGAAGATGAAGCCGCTGATTTATATGTATATCGCCTGGCTGAAAAGAAAGCACTTCAAATTGGAAAAGTTACACGTATGTTGAAAGAAATTTCCGTTGATTGTATACTGAATATCGGACAGAACAAGTATACAATAGAAAAAATGTTGGAAATACCGCAAAATCAAAATATAGAGATTAATTTGTCAAGTAACAAAACAATTCAATATAATATTGGCGATAAGCCATTTACCGATATATGTGATTATATGGATAATTGTTCTTATGTATGTAGTCCAAATGCAGAAATTGGAGAAAATGATATTATTCGAGATACATATACAAATTCATTTGTCAAGATGAATCAAGAGCGTATAATATCGAGAATTATGCAGTTGTATCGAGAACATAACGTTTATTCCAGAAATCAGTTGATCAATTCAATTAATATTGTAAAACAATATCCAATTGAACAAATTTTCAGTGCATTAACCTATTTAGTTGAAAACAAGAATGAATATTTGATTGATAAATATGGTAGATTAGGTAATTTAGTAAATAAAGATATGTATTATTTATTTCAACCTATTGAAATTACAGACGATAAAGCATCTATCTATGAGAGAACCGCGCCAATTGATTATAAACGTAAATCTTTCATGTTAGAATACTCTACCGAAGCTCCAATGGAAGCAGAAGAAACCCAAATAATAAATAAAAAAAATAAAAAAATAGTAGAAAATATAGAGGTTTCCGAAGGTTCTCAACTGACACTTGAAAAAATGAAAGAAGAAAAAACATTTGCAATGTTGATGAGTGAAATAGAACAATTATTGGATTTTGTATATAATACTAAGAAATTAACAAAAGGTGAAAAGAATTGGTATAAACATTCTGCATTGGTAATACAAATGCTGATTAATGATTTTGGGTTTACAAATGAGAACATTCGCGAATATATGATAGAACATATATTAGATATGTTATTGTTCTCGGATAAGATGATTTTAATTCAACATTTTTATATTGATAACAATGAACCAAATGGATTAAACGAGGAATTAATAAAAGAATATTTGGACAAAAGAATAGTTCGTTCTGGTAATTATTGGGGAATTGTTCTCATGAAGGATGATATATTAAAGATTTTTACAAAATCGGAAAACAATGAATTAGTAGAAGTTGATGCGGATGACTATCAATTATTTGTAAAAGATTTGGTAAGGTTTGATGTTAAAAAAAATACACTAAATAATATAGTTGGGTTTGTGAATTTATTTACATCAAAAAAATCAAACCAAAAAGAAATGGTGTTTAAAATCAAAGATTTGACTCAGAAAAGAAATAATACGGGTGCACGTGCAGATGACGCGGGCAAAGAAAAAATAATAAAATTTTTAAATTTGATATTAGAAGAAAATAAATATAATGATGAGAATACTGAAAAAATAACACAAATTGGACTATGTGCAATATTGGAATTTATTATGCGTCGTTTGAATGTAGTAAATAATAAAGGGAAAATATTTTTCTTAAATCCAGAGCAAACTGCAATTACTCAAATTGTAAAGTTCTCATTTTAGATGACAAAATATAAAATCATCTTTGATTTTATATTTCTAAAAAAAAATTTGAATAGTTCTACGAATATCACTTTGATTAGTAGTCGGACATACGCAATGATAAACGTTACCAAATTGTTCGATAGCTCTATTTTTTTTAGGATAAATGCCACGAATATTATTACTACCATCTTCAAATAAAAATATTCCACCATGATTATTATTCCAAGTTTCATTCAAATGAATTGTAATGCCTCCATTATGGCCCTTATCATTATGCCATGGTATATGACTACCTGGTGTCCAATAGTAAAACATAATTTCATTTATATCACGGTCAAATTTGTCTTTTACAATACTTGCAATTGAATTTATGAATTCTATATTACTTACATTATGTACAAACACCGGATTACTATCAAGTCTTACATCATAATCCCAAATATAGTTTGTAGTAAATGTATTATTATCATTTTTCAATAAATTATTTGAATAATCATTGCATTCTTTGTATAGGTCTTCCGGTAAAAAATTCTCAATAACAGTTAAACTTTTATTATTTTCCATTGATACAATAATAAGAAACTAATGAAATAATATTATTATATTGTTTCAGAAAATTGATTTAAATATTATTTACTATTATATAGTATAACAGTTTAGTCTATAATAAAATGTCAATTGAATCTCAAAGTGATAAATTAGTTTTGTATATTGAAGAAGTTGATGATAAATCAATAATTGATATGCAAATTTTCGTAATATTTGATGAAAATGAAGAAGAATTCTATATTACAGGATTACGAAATTGTCCAAAACTAATAGAATTCAATCAGTTCAAATTCTATTGTAAAACAATGAAACAAGTTAAAAATTATTTATTGTCGATTATTGATGATGAAAATAAAATCAACTATACTCTTTACAACTTTCCAAATATTTATGATGAATCGGATATTGACTATTATACATTCAAAGCTCGTAGAACAAAAAAAAATGAAATTATAGGCTATGACCGTATAAGTTGTAGTAAATTTGAAGAAAAAATCATTTCACTACTATCTAATTTAAAATATGTTCGTTACTAGAAAAATACGTGAACAAAAAAGAAAACAATAAAAATGGACCCTGTGTTCATTTTTTTCATACTATATAATGCTATAATAACAATGAGATATATTGATTTGTAGTACAAAATTGAATATAAAAGATAAATTCATAATAATATAAAATCTACATTTATTATATTAACAATGGAAGAAAATAATATTAAATTACATAACGCAGAAAAATCAAAAATTTATGGTGTTTACATTTCTTCGTTATTGACGCAAAAAATAGTAATATCGATGAATGAAGTTGGAAAAAATGTAAAACAGAATTTAGAAAAAAAAATAACTTCAAAAATAGAAGGTAAATGTATAAAAGAAGGCTTCATTAAACCAAAATCAGTGAAGATTATAAGTTATTCAAGTGGATTAGTAAATTTATCCTATATTGAATTTGAAGTAGTATTTGAATGTATGATTTGTCATCCAGTTGAAGGAATGCTAATTGAATGTGATGTAAGAACTGTAACAAAGGCAGGTATTCATGCAGTTGTAAAGAGTGATGATGACGTTATACCTGTAACTGTATTTGTTGCAAGAGACCATAATTATAATGATGCGTATTTTGCAACAATAAAAGAAAATATGAAAATAACTGTACGTGTAATCGGTGTTCGTTTTGAATTGAATGACCCATTTATTTGTGTTATAGCAAAATTACTTCAAAATCGTGATGAATTTAGAAGGGGGGGGAGTGAAATGCCAAAACTCACGATAATGGAGGACCTTGTTGGAAGTTTTGAGTAAAATATAAATTATAAAATTATAAAATGATATATAGATATTTTATAATTTAACTTATTAACGGGATATGGATTTAGAAATATTAAAACTTAAAATAGAAAAAATGTCTAAGAATCATCATATAGAATTTTTGAAAATATTAAAAAAAAATGGAAATGTAAAATTAAATGAAAATAAAAGTGGTGTATATGTGAATCTTTCTTTTTTACCCAAGGATACAATTTCTGAATTAGAAAATTATTTGAATTATATAGAAGACCAAGAAACATCATTGGTTACACTTGAAAATCAAAAAGAAGATTTCAAAAACACTTTCTTTATTGAAAAAGAAGTTAAAGAAGAAACAATATATTACAGTAGTATATCAAAATAATGTCTACATATTTACATCAAATTTTTTATAATTATAATAAATTTGATAATGAAGTCAGTTTACCAATATTGAATGAATTTATGCTTACAGATAGCAAAAAAAAATCAATAATCGAGTCATTTAACGAAACTGATAAACCAGTTACCTATAATGATAAACCTCAAAAACAGACGAACGAAACAAATGAAAATGCAGAGATTTATTTTTCAAACAAACAAAATCCGCTCTTTTGGGCTGTTTATATAAATATTTACGGCTATGAAAATTACATGCAAATATCAAATAAATATGGTAATGCAGAATTAGAAGAAAAACAAAAGATGATAGAATTTTTGAAGAAAAATTATTCAAAATTAAAAGAAGTAAATAAAAAAGTAACAAAAGCAATGGTTCAAGAATGGATGTCAGAATTAATGTCAGCATCAAAAATATCAATACAGTTATTGCAATTATTTAGTGTATATTATAAAAAAAATATCATAATTTACAATGAAATTAACAATACTTATTTGAAATTTTTAGCAGGAAATGATGAAACTGATGAAATTGATTCTCCGATGGTTATTGTAAAAACCCGAAATAATAATTATGGAGTATATATTCATATAACCCATGAAAAAATGAACGAATTAATGAAAGGAGTATGTTTAGAAGATATTGAAAAACCATTAAAAGGTATTTCAAGTTATAAAATGCCCGAATTAATTGAATTGGCTATTAAGTGTGGTATTCAGCCTGAACAAATGAAAAAACCTGATTTATATGGAAAAATATGGAATCATTTACAAATGGCATATAATAAATAATGGTATTATAGTGATAATACAATAAAAAACGTTACAATAGTAAAAGAAAATTGAAAATATAATAGAAATAATATATGAAAATACTATATAATATCTTATAATGGAAGTAAAAATAAATAGTTTGGAAGAAGGTGAACTCCGTGAAACAATAGAACAAAATAATAAACCAGAACCATCTATTAAGAATAGCAAAGCGGAATTTGAAAATATGGTGGATTTTTATTTAGCAAGTAATCCAATAGTTTCACAAAATAGAAAAATCAGCGAATTAGAAATTCGGTTTGGTACGAATTCAAAAGTGGCTAAACCTATTTCGAAAATTGACTATGAAAACGTAGTGAAACAGTTGTATTCATCAGGTTTTACTACTACTGATTCAAAAGGATTGCACATATTACGTATTCAAAACGAATATTATGACATTCGTAAAGAAATTACAAAAATATCCAATATTCGTGCTGAAATTGTTGGCGTAGATATGATACAGGAATATTGCAAATCAAATAGTATTCAAAAATTATTGGATATGCCTTCTACTGTTTCAGCATTCGGACACAAAATAAAATTTACACAGAAATCACCACCAATGATAAATAGTGATAAACCATTACGTCCAGTAGATTTTACAGATTTCAATTTCCGTGCATCTTATCAAATGGAACAAGATTACAATGCCCAATCCAATATTGCACGAAACATTATTAACAAATGGTCAGATTCTAAAAAATTATTTCGTCATATTAATCGTGTTCGATTTTCACATGACGAATATCCAGTATTTGCGGATATTAGTATAGTAAAAGGTTCAAAGAAAATTGGCAGGGTTCCTGTTCCTGAATATACAATTCAAGAAGCTGGTGTATTTGAAAATATAGAATCATATGAAGTCGAATTGGAAATTGATAATTCAAAAGTCGGTGTTGGAACTAAATATGATACTAGTGCAAAATTATTAGAAGCAATTCGTAAGTGTATTCGAATCGTTTTATCTGCATTACAAGGAACAAATTATCCAATTGCATATAGTGAACGTGACCGTATATTACAATCGTATATGAAATTGATTCATGGTGATACATATCAGCCACGTAGGGTAACCTCAAAAGATTTCATTGGTCCATCTTCATACACATTGCAAATCGATAATATATCCAAAAATACTCAAAATGCTGCTCCTAAAATATTGGATAATTATACAGTGACCGACAAGGCAGATGGAGAACGTAAATTACTTTATATAGGCGAAAATGGAAGAATTTATATGATAGATACAAATATGAATGTGATTTTCACGGGTGCATATACAAATGAAAAAACATTATATGATAGTTTAATGGATGGGGAACATATTAAATACGATAAATACAATAAATATGTTAATTTGTATGCTGCGTTTGATGTATATTATATTCACAAAAAAAGTGTACGAGAACTTGCATTTACGAAAAGTACCAAAATGGACGAAGAATTGGCGGAAAATTTGTTTCGATTGAATTTGTTGAAAAAAGGCGTTACATTATTAGAACCACGTTCAATTCTTGATAGTGGAAAAACGGATACAACAAATCCTTGCGAATTCAGTATCAAATGTAAGGAATTCTATAAATCATCCGAAGACAATAGTATATTTGCAGCATGTTCATCCATTTTATCAAATATTAATCAAGGATTGTATCCATATAACACTGATGGTTTAATTTTCACACCAGCAAATACCGGTGTAGGGAGTAATACAATCGGTATGGCAGGTCCTTTATACAAATCTACGTGGGAACAATCTTTTAAATGGAAACCTGCAAACTTCAATACAATTGATTTCTTGGTATCCGTGAAAAAAGATAAAAACGGAAAAGACGAAATACATAATGTATTTCAAGAAGGAAAAAATGTTGGAGCTATACAAGATATTGTTCAATATAAAACACTTGTACTGAGATGTGGATTTGATGCAAATAATCATCGTTTCATGAATCCATTTGAGGATGTAATCAATGATAATTTACCGAATCAAGAAGTAGATAACGAAGAAAGATACAAACCTGTTCCATTTCAACCAACTGACCCATATGACCCAAATGCTTGTTATTGCAATATATTATTAAACAAAGATGGAAACGGTGATTTATATATGAAAACAGAAGAAGGTGAATATTTTGAAGAAGATAATATTGTTGAATTCAGATATGATATTTCATTAGAAGGTGCATGGAAATGGGTTCCACTACGTATGCGATATGATAAAACCGCCGAATTGCGTGCTGGTTTGAAAAACTATGGAAATGCATATCATGTAGCAAATAGTAATTGGCATTCTATTCATAATCCTATTACAGAAGACATGATGATGACTGGAAATGGAATACCAGAAGAAGGAGAAGATAGTGACGTATATTATAATCGTTCGTCAAAAGATACTTCCACCAAAGCACTTCGTGATTTCCATAATTTATATGTTAAAAAGAAGCTAATATTAGGCGTTTCAAATCGTAAAGATACACTTATCGACTATGCAGTTGGCAAAGGCGGCGATTTACCAAAGTGGATACGTGCAAACTTATCATTTGTATTAGGTATTGATGTTTCACGAGATAATATTCAAAATAGTTTAGATGGTGCATGTGCACGATACTTGAAATCATTCAAAAAGAATAATCGTAATGAATTACCAGGGGCAATATTCCTTCAAGGAAATAGTGGAGTAAATATACGTAATGGTAAAGCATTTATGACAGAAAAAGAAAAAATGATTGCACGAGCATTATTTGGAAGTGGTCCAAAAGATAGAAAAGAATTGAAAGAAGGTGTATATAAAAATTACGGAGTTGGTCACGATGGATTCAATGTAAGTTCATGTCAATTTGCGTTACATTATTTCTTTGAAAATAATACTACATTCCATTCCTTCTTACGCAATTTAGCAGAATGTACAAAAATGGGAGGGTATTTTATTGGAACATGTTATGATGGAAAGGCAGTATTTGAAAAACTGAAAAATAAAAACAAAGGGGAAAGTGTTTCAATCATGCGTGATGATAAGAAAATGTATGAAATCACTAAAATGTATGACGAAACCGGATTTCCAGACGATGAGTTGAGTATTGGATATACTATCAATGTATATCAAGAATCGATTAACAAAACATTTGCTGAATACTTGGTAAATTTCAATTATTTTATTAGAATGATGGAGAATTATGGATTTGTATTAGCAACAAAAGAACAAGCCGAAAAAATGGATTTACCTAATGGCAGTGGTTTATTTGATGATCTGTACTCGCATATGACACGAGAGATTGAACGAAGTCCAAATAAAGCATATGATTATGGAACTGCAAACCAAATGACAACCGATGAAAAATGGATTTCATTTATGAATCGGTATTTTGTATTCAATAAAGTACGTAGTGTAGATAGTGAAAAAATATACAATCAATTTTTGAGAAAAAGTGGAAAAATAGAAGAAAATGAAGAAATCGATGATTTATTAAAATTGAAGGATGAAAAAGAAACAAAGGAAGAAAAAGAAGAAGAAAAACCGATTATAAAAATACGTAAATTAAATAAAAAAATTGTTCTAGATAAATTTTCACCGGTTGAAGAAGATGAAGATGTTGCAGTTGCACCTTTGCCACCTTTGCCACCTTTGCCACCGGCGGTTCCTTTGCCAAAGATTGTATTAGGTGAAACTGTAAAAATTATGAGACCAAAAAAATAAGATATAGAATCGAATGAATATAAATACATTATTGTATGTATATTCAACAACCATAATGATATATTTTTTATTACCTAAAATACATTTTAATATATATGAAAAAATAAATACATATAATTCTGATATGATTCAAATGCCATGTATATCAAATTCATTATCGTATTACCTGTGTGATATTAAAGAAAAAATAAATATATACGAGAAAGAGTGGGATAATTATAAAAAATATACAAATCCATATGAATATATACATACACCGGTCCCTTATAAAAAAAAATGCGTGTCGAAATATAAACCCTTGTCTAGGTCTTATTTTAAAATGTTAGAAATATCTCAATTATTCGGACTACATATTAATCATCAAAATATAAAAACGTTTCATTTGGCAGAAGGGCCGGGTGGATTTATTGAGGCGATTTGTAAATTAAGAAATAATAAAGACGACCAATATATCGGTATGACTATTATAGATAATAATGATATTAACGTTCCTTCGTGGAAAAAAAGTGAAATTTTTTTGAATGAAAACAAAAATGTATGTATTGAAACCGGTTTTGATAAAACAGGAGATATTTTAAAAATTGAAAACTTTGAATATTGTGTAAATAAATATGGTTCATCTATGGACTTGATAACAGGAGATGGTGGATTTGATTTTTCAACAAATTTTAATAACCAAGAACAAGATATGACAAAATTGTTATTTGCACAAGTTTGTTTTGCATTGTGTATGCAGAAACGAGACGGTTCATTTGTATTGAAAATATTTGATTCATTTTTATCATCAACCGTGGATATAATGTATATATTAAGTTCTTTTTATAAAAAAGTCTATATTACAAAACCTCAAACAAGTCGATATGCCAATTCTGAAAAATACATAGTATGTAAAGGATTTTTATTTGATAGTTCCATTAGTTTTTACGAATATTTATACAACGCGTTTGATAAAATGATAAATACCGATAATTACATAAAGCGATTTTTGTCCACTGATATATCACATTTTTTTTTGACAAAACTTGAAGAATATAATTCTATTTTTGGACAACAGCAAATCGAAAACATATATTATACTTTAACTCTTATTGAGAATAAGAATAAAAATGAAAAAAGCGAAAAAATAGATAATATTATTAAAATGAATTCACAAAAATGTGTTCAATGGTGTATAAAACATAATATACCATATTATGATGTGTACAATTATTCTGAAATTCAAACAATTCACTCGATTTATCAATTTGAAACTTCATCAAATTAGACCGCTCGTTTTTTCTCTAAATTTTCGAAATATTCATCGTCAATATTTCCTGTAATGTAAAATCCATCAAAACATGATGTTTCAAATTTTAATGGATTTTTTGAATGTAAACTACATGCATCTATAACATCGGGTAAATCATTAAAAATAACTCTATCCGCACCAATTTCTATTGCGATTTCATTTTCATTTTTAGAATTTGCAATGAGTTCAGAAGTATTTGGAATATCAATACCATATACATTCGGATATTTAACCATTGGTCCTGCACTTGAAAAAAATATCTGTTTTGCACCTGCATGTTTTGCGATTTGTATTAATTGCATACAAGTTGTTCCTCTTACGATTGAATCATCGACGATTAGTATATTTTTTCCATTAAAAATAGTTTTTATAGTATTCAATTTTAATTTCACGGATTTCTTTCGTACTTCTTGTCCTGGTAATATAAATGTCCTTGGAATATACCTATTTTTAACAAAACCTTCTCTATATGGGATATTTAATTTTTGTGAAATTTGCAACGCAGTTATTCTTGACGTTTCTGGAACTGGAACAATTACATCTATAATAGATTTTATATCTGGATATATGGTTATTATTTTATTAGCCAATTTATTCCCCATTTCTAAACGCGTATCATATACGGAAATACCATCAATTACTGAATCTGGTCTTGCGAAATATATATATTCAAATAAACAAGTATTCAATGATGATTTCTCATAAACAATTTGTGCATGTAATTCATTGCAGTGGTTTATAAAAATACATTCTCCTGGATGAACATCGCGTATCAATGAAAAATCATTATCCAATGCATCTATTGCAACACTTTCTGATGCAAATGCATAACTATTCTCATTCTTACCAAAACATAGGGGTCTTATTCCATATGGGTCGCGAAATACAACCATGCCGATGCGATTGATTAATAATATAACAGAGTATCCACCTTTGCATATTTGCATTACTTTTTTTACAGCTTCAAATATATTAAATTGATTTAATTTTGATACATTTTTACTATATAATTCTTCGGCAAATACATTCAATAATAGTTCACTGTCCGAATTTGTATTTATATTTCGTTTTTTTGATATCATATAGTGTGTTAATTCATCCGTATTTGTCAAATTTCCATTGTGAACTAATGCGATTCCGAATGGCGTATTTGTATACAATGGTTGACATTCAAAAATGGATGTTGAACCCGAGGTTGAATAACGAACGTGTCCGATTCCCATATTTCCGGTTAATTGTGTTATATTATCTTGGTAAAATACTTCGGATACAAGACCTTTATTTTTATACATATGAAACCGGTTATTATGTATTGTAGCAATTCCAGCCGAATCTTGGCCCCGGTGTTGCAAAACGGTTAGTCCATCAACCAATGATTGATTCACTTGTTTTTCATTTTCATTGATAATTCCTAATATACCACACATATTTGTTTCTTTTTATTTACATATATAGATCATTTTATATATTTTTATATATAAAATGACAATAACTAATTATATTTTATTAGCAAATGATGTTACTGGACATCTTGTGAAACCATCGCTATATTTCGAAAAAGTGGGAGTTTGTTTAACTGGATAACCAATTTTGTCTTTAATTGTATACCCCCCTTCTGGAACACCGTATGCAAGGGCATTTGCCATAGCCATTCCATAAGCCGTTTGATATTTATATGAATTATTTGTGATAGTATTGTATTTTAAACGAGTAATTAGAGAACTTGCAGAAACAGCGCCTTGTTGTGCATATTGTGAGTTATTTGGTTTGTAATATACAAGAGAATACATTGGTAATAATTTTGCATTTGAGGTTGAGCTTGATGTTTGATTTGCGTTGTAAGTAAATGTATTTGTAGATGGGTGTTGATATGCTTTTCCGCCAGATATTTTTATTGGTACGCCTGGATAATTTTCTCCTGGAAATCCAATAACATCTTGAAATCCATTATTAAGAATATTGAAAACAGGAACCAGTGATGTTGCTGCATTGATTGATAGAGAAACATATGAACTCCAATTATTTCCAGAAGGATATTCATATATACTTGTGCTATATGTGGTTGTATTATAGGCATAAGATTGCAATTCTATTTTTTTAGTGGCACTATTAAACCCTATATTCATTAAAAATATTTTACTCATAGTATTTTTTAACTCTAAATAATGTTTTTTATTAATCATAGTTAGTTTGAATTGTTGATTTAAGTCGTCCAAATCATAATACCCATCTGCAATTACAACTGTGTTTTGGGTTCCATCCAACCATTGATAATTAAATGTATTATTACCCAATGCGCTAGTTATATGATATTTCGTGCATGTTGACATTCCATGTGCAGAATATACATTACCCGCGGCAGCATTTGAACCCGGTTTTGCAGATGAATCTCCTTGGCGTATGTAATTGTATTGATTTTGTTCAAAAGTTTTGTTTCTACTCATGAGTAATTGTTTCGTAGAAGTGTAATATGGGTCATATGTAGTGCCAGTTGCTGCACTATTTTTTTTAATCATACCACCACTTCGTACTCGGCGTCTTGCATTGTATTCTTGTGACATACATGGGTTTGTTGTTACACATGAACCGTTTTGATATTTATTTGTAGTCTCGTTTGCTTCTTTTGCGTCTAAAACATTCAAAACACCTGATGTACATGTAACTGTATTGCTGGTCAATGAATACCCATTGGGCATATTTAATTGGTCAATGCTTGCAGAAGTTCTTTCGTTACCAATTGCAGGAGCAGTTTTAGACCGAGATTCTCTTCTATATATTGGTAAAGGACGAGCGTTAAATATGGCATTTCCGGATGCTGTTGGCAAAACAATTTTATTCTTTTGAAATGCAGATGTAATTTGATTGAATGTTTTTCCTTTCCAAGAATAATATCTAACTTCATTCATATTTAATCTTGCTGACATTATACGTATATAATATAATATATATTTATTTACAAATCTAAATAAATGTATTATTACTATGCTAAATATCTATATAAAACTAAATAAAAAGTACTGTATATAATATCTAATTAATATGAATTTTATACTTAATATAAATGATTTTCAAATAGAAAACTTGCATTTATTTGAAAAAAAGAAAAATATAGTAATTGACGGAATTTTTACTAAAATGATATATTCAGACAATCTACTTTCAATGAATGGAATATATTTTAATTTTCCATTAGAATTGAATTTAAATCAAAATACTTATAACAATAAAAATATTTTTTTTTATTCGCATACTAAAAATAATACAAATTATATTAAAGAGCTTTCACTAATTGAAGATAGTATTATTAATTATTACAAATATTTCTATAATGTCAACAAAGAAAATTCTATGGTATTAAAAAAACAGTTACAAAGTGGGTTTTTTAAATTGTACAAAGAACAGAATAATGATAAAAAATGTGGAAATGTAAAATTTGTATTGAAAATATCTGGTATATGGGAAACAAAAAATGAAATTGGTATTACATTTAAATTATTGGAAATGTATGATTGTTTATAATACAAAATATTTGCTGTTTTATACTGCAAATATTTTTACACCATTGCGCATTTTGCTTGCGGTTCATCTGTACAAATATCTAAAATAATTGCATGGAACGTCTTGGTACTCTACGATATGGTATATTGAATAATATACCCATACTACTATCAAATGGTTTTGGTCCATTTCTTAAATCATGGATAGTATTTGCGCTTGGTATTTCTGAAAAATTGGTAACGAAATTTGTTATGTTTAAGAAGCCAGTAGTTTCATCGTGGTCACATGTAATACTGTATATTGTGTTTAATCCTTCGTTTGTATATTGCATATATCTGGTAAATTCATTTTTATTGACAACTTTTTCAAATCCATCAAATATTTGCAAAATGTTTGAGTCTTTATATGGATAGAAATTTGTTCGGTCCACATTGATTTTCGCACGTTGTGATCTTTTATACAATAGATTATCTTCGAATCCCCATGCCCAGAAATTAGGGAATCCATTTAATGTTTCAAAATCGGAACCAGTTATAGATACAATACCTCCTAATGCGAAATCAAATCC